TGTCATCAAAATCTCTAATAAAAGCTGCCTCATCGACGATGAGTAGTGCTAGTGCTTCAGAACGACCTGCGTCAGGTGACGTAGGAACGGCTGTTATAGTCGATCCATTGGTAAATCTAATAGCCTGTTTAGTTGGTTCAAATTTTGTGAGAAGCAGCCAAGGCGGTAGAGAGTCAAGCATGGTCTTGACCTTCTTAATGAAGTTCATTGCCGTTGGTAGTTTAGTAGCGATGACAAGGATATTTTTATCCTTCTTAAACAGTGCCATCCACAGAGAAAAAGCCGCAGTCACAGTAGACAAACCCAACTGTCTACTCTTTAAAACAATATTAAATCTGTGATCCTGGAATTGTTTTATACAATCATCTTGAAAATCATATGTCTCAAACGGAATAAGCCCCTTGACAGGATGCTGGATCTTTGTGTATTGCTTCATAAAATACACAGGATCCTTGCCGCATTTTAAGATCTCTGCGACTTGCTGCTGCCGACTAGGACTTGCTGGTTTAGTCATGCCATTTCAAAGATAAATGTTTTTCTGTAATACGCTGAGCGCTTTGGTGTGTGATGGTAACCTCCACCGATCATCTCTACAGAATCTGCCTGATCAACTTCTTTTAGCGAAATTGCTGTGCCAGTTATGTCTTTATATTTCTCTTTTAAAGACTTAACATATGCTTTAACTAGCTTATCTGCATCTTCTGCCGAAGATTTTTTCACGGTAAGCGCATCTGTTCTTGAAGAAAAGTTGATTATCCCAATGTAAGTTGCTAAAAGTCTATCGCTGCCAGAAAAGCTAAATTTGACTGTGTAAGAAGCAGTCTGTGGTGTAGAAGACTTTCCAAAAGTTGTGTCTAAGATCTGACTAAGCGCGTTGTAATCGATTACTTTGGCCATTTTGTGTACTCACTCACATCTAAATAGGTATCATTTACTAGCTAATTTAGACATAACGTCTTCTTTAGAAGGACGCCACCCATTTTTCCATTTTTCTAAATTTGGATAGACAAAGAAATTTGAGCAAGCATCACAGCATTCAAACTTCTTATAAGCATCGTCATCGTACACGGTTGTCATAACTACATCGCATATAGGACAGAAAAGTTGGGACTTTTTTAAGTCTCCTTTTTCTTTTATGACATAAAAACCATCAGGATGTTCATAAAGTAGTCTGTTGTTAGTGTAAGGTTTCCATTCTCTCATGAATAACAAATCCTTGAATCTTTTTCATTTTTTGTGATCTCAAGCACGTAATCGGCAATGTCTTTAATGCCATCTACATGCGTGATGACAAGTATGAGTCTAAAATTCTTCTTTAAACTGGTTAGTAAACGGTTACAACACTCGACTCCGGTATCATCCAATGTACCAAAACCTTCATCAATGATGAACATGTCACACTTGGGAACTGACGACACATTTGTTAATGCAACACGCAGTGCAATAGAAGAAATAGTCTTCTCCATTCCACTGCAAAGCTCAATAATTCTTCTAGAATCTCCGTAGTCAATGTAGATCTCAGAGGCATCAGAATCGTCATCATTCTCTAATTCAACAGAAAAGTCTACAATACCAGCAAGAATCTTTTGAATCTCAGCGTTGATCAATGGAATCTGTGAGCGGGTGACGATGAGCGGAATGCCCTTCTTAGAAAAAGCGCCTGAGATGATCTCGTAAGTTTTCATCTGTTTTAATAACAAGTCTCTTGAGGCGCGCTCTGAAGATAACTTTTCTATATCAGCAAGCATCTTTCCCTTCTTGGTAGCCCACTCCATTCGTAGGTCGTCTGTCTCTTTGATTGATCTAGATAATTCTTCTAATTTTGTTCTTATAGTAACAACTTCTTTATTTTCTTTGTTTTTATAAGCTTCTTGTAGATCTTTTAACTTTTTAGTCGCATCATTGAGTGCTACAGCAAGAGAGTCGCAAGAAGACTTAGACGATGCAATATCTGTTTCTTTCTTAGAAATCTCCAGCTTAAATTTTGCTGAGAGCGCAATTGCTTTCTCTATCTTATCCAGTTTTACCTCAAGACCTTTTTTGTCGAGTGCTGCTAAACTCTTTTTTGTGTTCTCTAGCTTCTTAAGAGACTCAGATGTTCTAACAATCTGTGCATCTATCTTTTCTCTATTGCTATGTGCGTCCTTAATGAATTTACAAGAAGGAAACTCATCACCACAAGGCACTTCTTCTAGAATCTTAAGAGACTTTTGCTGTGTCTTTAACAGAGTAACTTCTTTGTCATAAGAGTGCTGAAGATCATAGAGCTTCTTTTCAATATCTACAATAACTGCAATTTGCTTCTTCAAAATAACAGGATCTTCTAAAGACTCTACTTCTTCGACTCGGGCAAGTTTCTTTCTTAGCGCTTCTATTTCTTCTGCTAACTTAGCAATCTTTGAATTACAATCATCGCAAGATCTGACGAGTGCGTCGACTCTCTTTTCTTGATCTCTTACTTCTTTCTCTGTAACAATTTTTAGATCTTTATGAGAAGACAAACTTGCGCGCAACTCACTGATTTCTTCTTGCTTCTCAGAGATTGTCAGCAAGTAAGAGTCGATCTTTTCTTGAGCGACGTCAACAGTGTCTTCCAGCAGCGTCTTTAGCTCGTCCCAGTTTCTCTCAGGGTAATTTTTTAATTGTGCTCTAAAACCGTTGAGATCTTTAGACGACATATCAAACATCTTGTCGAAGATGTCAAGACCTAAGAATCGAGATAAGTAAGCCCTTCTTCTCGTCGAACCTTGAGAAATAAAAGCGTTAATATCACCCTGCGCAGACAATGCTGTGACAGAAAAATCTTCGTGTGATCCAATCAGTGATCTTATGGTTTTTTCTGTATCAATTCTTTGATCACCACATAAATCTTCTAATTCACCGCCTTCTTGCATCTTATAGAAATTAAGAGATGTAGTCGCACTAACAACGCCTCTCTTATTAGTTGTCTTCACAGTCTGCCTCTCTGCGATGTAGATTTGACTGTTTTGTTCGAATATAGCACGTGAATAACAATGAGGTTTTCTGATGTTACACACGTGGAGATTCTTCAGCGCACCTCTGTCTGTAGTATTAAAAAGATTGTAAACAATTGTTCCGACAATAGAAGATTTGCCCGTCCTATTGGGTCCGAAAATGCCAACAATGCCATTAAGCTTTCCAAAGTCGATCTCGTTATCTTCGCCGTAAGCAAAAGTATTATTCCACTTAATGTTTCTTAAAGACCAAGCTGACCCTCGGGCACTGTCGTCAGTTACAACTGCTGAGATATATTTTTTTGTTTGCGAGGTTAACGCATCCCAATCGACGTCTGTATGTCCATTTTCTTTACAATAAGTTTGTATTAGACCTAAGATAACATCGGGTGACTTTAGATCAGACTTGACGATCGTAGCAGACCCAGCCTTAATTGTTTCACTTTCTGCCTTAAACTCTGACTTAAAGGTGACTTCAGTCGCTTGGTAGCTATTCTTTAGTGTTTCATTTAAAAAACTGACGTCATCCTGATTGATGGGATTTACTGATTTGATTCTAAACCTAGACTGTTTAGGATAGACTTTAATTTCTTTTAAAAAATCAGACTGTGAACCTGCCCAAGTAACAGTGACGAAGGGCTTTGGATTGGGCAGCTTTTTAAAAGACACATCCCAGCGCTTATCATCTTTGATATCCCAAAGTAGATAGCCGTGGTCAAGTTCTTCAGCATAATTTTGTTGTAGCGGTGTACCTGGATAAGCTATCCAAGGCTTTTTTTCACCGTTGGCATTTTCTCTGTAACCAAGGAACTGCATCTGGTGAATATCACCCAGAAAGACATAAGGATAGTCCTTAAAAAAGTCGATCTTGATGTGTGATTCATCAATCTCCCAGCCGGACTCAGTAACACATCCGACTACAGGACCATGATAACATGCTATGTTAATCTTTCCGGGTTCGGGTTTTACCTCGCTCCAACCTTCTTCATCAAAGAGTGAAAAAACACACCAATTAATATTTTGGTCCAGTCTGTAAATGCCACTCTTTTTGTATAGATGAACTCTGTTATTATTCAGAGCCTGAACGATTGGTGACACTGCATCTTGTCGAGAAAGATTGACAAGATTACCGTCGTGATTACCAAGTGTTAAATGCACATGTGCGACTTTTGACATAGCATTCAACCACCATGTCAATTGGTCGATATACTCAGGAGATATACCCGTAGTCTTGGTATGAAAGATGTCGCCGCCAACAAAGATGTGGTCGACTTTGTTCTTTTCGCAGTCTTTTAAAAAGACTTCAAAAACTTCTCTATACTCATCATGCCTGCTTAAGCCACGCCAATGAACATCTGCAGTATGGGCAATTCTAACCATTTGTGCTTACAATCTTTACAGTGATAGTTGAAAATGTGTAAATCTAATTTTCTAAAATCGAAGACTAGCTGATGTTGCTTTATCAAGTTTGCTTGAAAAAATGTCAAACCACTCAAAACTTCTGGCTTTGTCAAGCGCTTGTAGAAATTCATCTTTGGACATTGAACCAGGATCTCCCCATTGTCTAACGTCGACGACGAGCACATCGACGTCGTACTCTTGAAGCTTTTTTACTATCTTCGGGGTTTTCTTGTTCCACATGTCCCCGTCAAGTGCAAGGGCTACAGGCGTGTTGTGTAAAAGGATCTTGTTGAAGATCTCATGACGTTCATCAAGATCTGATCCAAGTAATGCGGTTGAATTTTCAGGGCACTTAACAAGGTCGAATGGTCCTTCTACGAGCGTTAGTCTTTTAGACCAGTCTACATTGATCTCATTAAAGACTATGGGATTCTTGTCAACGTCAGGGTTGTCGTACTTTGGTCTTCTGGACGCATCGATTGCTCGAGCTGCGTAGTAATTTAAATTTCCTTTGGAGTCAAAAGATGGCATGAGCACTCTTCGCTTCCATCTGCGCTCATCAGACACACCAAACTTGCAATACCACACATCTTTTTCAGACAAACCTCTGTTCTCGATGTATCTCCAAGCAGCTTTCACGTCTGGGTCAGAACGATCTGCTAGCGTCATCAGACAGAAATCTTCAGGCAACTCTATCTTTTTTTGTGTTTCTGCTTCAGCTGTTAAGACTTCAGAACCATTAATACCCAACGATTTCTTATAAGATGCCAGCTGATCTTGTGTGCCGTATTTTCTTAGAAGCGGCAGGAGTGTTCTAGCTTTCCAACCGCAAGTCCAGCAATGATTTGCGTCGTCTGTAGTTCGAATTGCTAACTTCTTCTTTGAAATATCAGATGGTGCACAGATTGGGCACCTGACGTCAAAGTTTTTACCATTTCCAGAGAGTCTACCTCGACCAAAGATCGACTCATAAAAATTGACTTTGTCAGTCAGTGAAAGAACCACAATTTACTGTAACACGTAGACACCCAAGTGTTCACTATGCCAGACAAGCAGCTCTTGCTATCACATAAGAATCTGTAGCGTCTCTGCTCCAGTCAACAGGATCCCCGTTCTTTTTGGTGGGCCAACGGACGTGTGATAAATCATTTACCTGCATGTACTGAAAGACTTGTTCTTTGCCGCTGATACCGGCAACAGAAGTTCTCTGCATCTTTATGCCACACAATTTTCTAGCGCGTGAGGATGCAATATACACAGGATCCACCTTAAATATGTCTCGAGCAATGTACGACACAATACCGTTGAACCGCATGAGCGTTGTGATTGTAGCTGCAGAAGACATTCCGGCTCTGAAACCCATCAAAGGCTCTTCTAGCGCTACGGTGAACTGTCCCGGGTATTTCTGCAGAAGAATTATGAATTCTGCAGCAATGAGGTCTGTTTTTTCCCAGAAAGTCTTACACTTCTTAAATTCAACGCGGTCTAAATATAAAAGATGGGATCCCTTGTTGTCAGGTAGTATACTCGGGTCTAGGATACATACTCCAGTCGTGGAAGTCGAAACATCGAGGCCAAGAACAAGATTTCCCACAAAGAGATTGTTACACCTAGTTGTCTTCTGTAAAATCTTATTAAATAAGACCCATATTCTTTAATTCTAATTCAGTTAAAATGACGTAGGTAGCTCCGTTGCTCACGCACCAAGTTTCTGCTGCTGCAGCTTTCTTCTTGACGTTTGCTTGAAGTAACTTTCTTTTTTGTTTTATTTCGATGATTTTTTTAGAACCGTCTTGATATTCGACATAAAAGTCTGGGTAGTACTTTCTGATCTTCATGGTCTTCTTGTTCGACACATATTCAATCACTGTCTTTTCATAGGTCCATAATTTGACTGTGGCGTCTGAATCAAGATGAATCATAAACTTCTCTTCCCATGAAGAGCGAAACTTGCACTTACCTGCCAAAGAAGAAATGTAAAGACCTCTTTTGTAACCACGACGACGACGCTTTTTCTTTTTCTTCGGCATCAACTATCCAAAGTGAACTTAAAAAGAATCTTGTCACTAAATCGTTTGATGACGGGCTGAGCTAATTTTGCTCTAGCTACAACATTCATGTTCTCATCATGCAAATTTATAGTGGAGATGTAGACAAATCCTTCTTTGTCAGTAATGTCACCAGTAGGTTTTAGATCGTCTTTGACGACAGCATACGAAGCATTTGATGAAGAATTTAACAGACCTGAGCCTGCTAGAATCTCATATTTAGTCGTATAGACGTTATTAATGCCCTTAAAAGACATCTCATATTGGTCTTTTCCAAAGAAATAAAGATGTGGACTCTTTATAACAATTAGACCTTCATCATAGAAAATATTTCCAATAGAGTTTTGTGTCGCGTGACTCGTTAGAGCATCAGCTCTATAAAGATTGCCGTCACCGTCATCTTTAATAGTTATCTTAACTCTGCCGTGCGATCCTGACATGTTTGAATCAGACAACAAAAAGCTTTGTGGCAATATTCTTTTTCCATAAAAAAGATTGCTAACATCAAATATTGTGATCTGGTTTGAAGAGGGTTCTCTTAATTTTTGGAAAACGGGTAATGGATAATCGGCAAGAATACCTTTGTCAAAGGTTTCAGCAGATGCATTATCAAGCGCATCTTCAAGTTGATCATAAAACGCTGCTAACTTACCGCTTGGTTCTTGACCGACATCAAGCGGAGACGGTCCGTACAAACTATTTAAGTTCTCTGAATAGAAATTTGAGTCGGGCTCACCTTTTGTGTCATAAAGAGAAGCAGTGCTAACTAAATTGTCAAGATTAATGTAGGAAAAATCTCTCACAGGAAAAACTTTATTTTTTCCTTGATCATAAATTTGAATTGAGTTTGTGTATTTGTCATTGTTTATTTCTTGCGTTAACAACTCATAGCTAGGATCAAAATTCCCATCATCGCACGGCAAGATAGTTAAATTTCTTTTTGCAACACCAAAGTAACTATACAAGATATTATTTGCATTTATTATTCCCGGTCCGGGGGGGTCCTGTATGCTTCCGCTCAGGTCTATTAGACGAGGATAATAAATATTTGTAAAGTCTCTTGTGAAATTTTCAAGATTAATGTAATGTCCATTTGTAATAAATGCCATGGCAACATTAAACGGATCATCTGTAGTCGATGATGCTGTTTTATAGGGCGTTTGATAGACACCACCTATTGTGTCATCATGTTCGGATTTAAATCTAAAGGGTGCGTCTTGAGCAAAGAGCGGCGGAAGATGAAATGCATATTTTGACGCATC